CAAAGATCACTTTGCACCACACGACATTGAAGTTACCGATTTTGGCAATGGCAAAACCCGGAGAGAGGTCGCATATCAATTAGGAATAAGATTTAAAGTTGTTCCAAAAATTCCACTAGAGGATGGTATACACGCAACCACTATGACCTTACCTAGATGTTGGATTGATACTGACCATTGCAAAAAGTTAATAGATGCGTTAAGACATTATCACAGGAAGTATATTGATAAAAATAGAATGTTTAGATCAAAGCCTGTACACGATTGGAGTTCACATGCTTGTGATGCAATGCGTTACCTAGCAGTTGGACTACAAGAAATTAATACTAGACAATCAGCTCCACAAAGTGTAGCAGATAATAGTTACAGGATTATTTAATTATGGGTTCAATATTCAAACCAAAAATGCCATCATTGCCACCACCACCTCCAGCACCGGAGCCACCTAGTGAAGAAATTTCACCGGAAGAAAAAGAAAGAATTGCAAAAGAACAAGCTGATTTAAGAAGAAGAAAAAGAGGTAAAAAAGAAACAATACTAACTGGTCCTATGGGTATTCAAGAATCCGAAGAAGAACAATTAGAATCATTATTAGGTAAGAAATAATATGGTTAAATTTACATCAGCTGACGATAGAAGGCAAAATTATCAAAGCACGTCTAGTGGAAAAACAAAAAAATCTTCTTCACAAAAAAAATCTACACCAAGCAACACTGGAAATAATAGAGAAGATAATAGGGTAAATCAATATACTAATTATACCAAAAAACAAATAGCAGATGGTAGAAAAAAAGTAGCTAAAGATAAAATAAAAGATGGAAGATCAAGTCTTGATAATTTAAAATTTAATAAAGTTCCACCATTAGTTCCGGGTTCAACAATACTAAATGCTATTGGACAAAAATCTTTAGATAAAAATGTAGATTTTTTTAAAAACGATCCAAGAACAAATAAAGCAAGAAATAAATATGGTGTAACTGAACAAGGTTATAAAAATTATATGAAAGATAGATTGGATGGAAAAATAGATGCTGCTGGCAATGTTAATTCTGGATATGGAAGAGATAGAAATAACAATGTTCAAACACAAAAAGTTACTGCAGGTGGACAAACTATTTTAACTAAAGAAAAAACACCAGAAGAAACAAAAGTTGCAGAAGAAAAAAAAGAATATGATGCAAGACAAACAAAGAAAAAAGGTAGAAGAAAAAATACCCTTACATCTTCACAAGGTGTTATGAAAACTTCAGCAGATTATTCGTTAGGTAAGAAAAGTTTATTAGGACAAGTAGTTTAATGGCAAAAACAGATTTAACAAAAAATTTATTAGCAAGGTTTGGCAAGTTAAGAAGTCAAAGAGCTAACTGGGAAAATCATTGGCAAGAAGTTGCAGACTATATGCAACCAAGAAAAGCTGATGTTACTAAAAGAAGATCAAGAGGAGATAAAAGAAACGAATTAATTTTTGATTCATCTCCAATACAAGCAGTAGAATTATTAGCAGCATCATTACATGGTATGCTAACAAATCCATCTACACCTTGGTTCTCATTAAGATTTAAAGATTCAGCATTAGAAATGGAAGATGAAGCAAAACTTTGGTTAGAAGATGCAACCGAAGTTATGTACTCTGCATTTAACAGATCAAACTTTCAACAAGAAATATTTGAATTGTATCACGACCTAATTACTTTTGGTACTGCAGCCATGCACATCCAAGAAGATAATGAAGATGTATTAAAATTTTCTACAAGACACATCAATGAAATATATATTGCTGAAGATGACAAAGGTAGAATAGATACAGTTTACAGAAAGTTTACATTATCAATCAGAGCAGCAATGCAACAGTTTGGTAAAAACGTATCAAGAGAAGTTCAAGCACAATCAGTTAAAGACCCTTACAATGAAATAGAAATATTACATGTTGTATATCCAAGATCAGATTACAATCCTAAATTAAAAGATACAGAGAACATGCCATTTGAATCTGTCTACATAGAAATGGATAGTGGTAATGAATTATCAGTATCTGGTTTCCAAGAGTTCCCTTTCGTAGTGCCAAGATATTTAAAAGCATCACATGAGATATATGGTAGATCACCTGCAATGACAGCTTTGCCAGACGTAAAGATGCTAAATGAAATGTCAAAAACTACAATCAAAGCCGCACAGAAACAAGTAGACCCACCACTATTAGTTCCGGATGATGGCTTCTTACTTCCTGTAAGAACTGTACCGGGTGGACTAAACTTTTACAGAAGCGGTACAAGAGATAGAATAGAACCATTAAACATTGGTGCAAACAATCCACTAGGTTTAAATATGGAAGAGCAAAGAAGAACTGCTATTAGAAATGTTTTTTATGTTGATCAACTGATGTTACAAACAGGTCCGCAAATGACAGCAACAGAAGTTATCCAACGTAACGAAGAGAAGATGAGACTACTAGGTCCTGTCCTTGGCAGACTACAATCAGAATTATTAAAACCACTAATCGACAGATGCTTTAATATTTTATTAAGAAGAAACCAATTTGCTCAAGCACCAGAATTTTTATCTGGTCAAGACATAGAAATAGAATATGTATCACCACTTGCTAAAGCACAAAAGTCTACAGAACTTTCATCAATTACTAGAGGTATAGAAATATTAGGATCACTTGCTAATGTTGCTCCAGTATTTGATTACATAAACTTTGATGCACTTGTTAAACATGTAGCTGATCTTGTGGGTATTCCACAAAAGGTACTGAAGTTACAATCACAAGTTAATGCAGAAAGAGAGGAAGCTGCAGCAGCAGCAGAACAACAACAACAAATGGCACAGATGCAACAAGTTGCACAAGCCGGAGGAGATATAGCACCACTAGCAAAAGCATTGCCAGAAGAAGCAAAAGCATTAGTGGAATAGTATGGAAACAAAACAACTAGAAAAGTTTTTAAAACAATTACAAAATAACTACAAATTTATATTCAGTACAGATGAAGGTAAGGAAGTTTTATCTGACCTTGAAAAAAGATGTCATTATCATTCTACCACTAACGTAAAAGGTGATAGCCATGAAAGTGCCTACATGGAAGGACAACGCAGCGTCATTCTATTTGTTAAATCAATGCTGCAAAACAATAAGGATAAATAATGTCAGAAGAACAGATAACACAAGAAACTGTGCCTGTAGAAACAACAAGTACAGAAACACCTCAACCTACTGCAACACCTGTCTCAACTGGAGATACTCCGGCAAGTTGGAAAAGTTCTATCAGTGAAGAATTTAGAAACGATCCAAACATTGAAAAGTTTACAGAGATAGATGCGTTAGCAAAATCTTACATCAATGCAACAAGAATGATTGGTCAAGATAAAGTTGCTGTACCAAATAAAAATTCAACAGAAGATCAATGGAATGAAGTTTATGCAAAACTTGGCAGACCAGAAACTCCAGACAAATATAGTTTAAATGTAGAATCAGATGTTGTAAACATGGATGAAAATGCAATAAAAAATTTTGCAGAACAATCTCACAAACTTGGTTTAAATAATAAACAAGCAGAAGGCATATTAGATTTTTATAAAAATAATATGGAAGGTTCTATGCAACAAGCAAAGATAGATACTGAAACTGCACAAGCTCAATCTGAACAACAGTTAAGATCAGAATGGGGTAGAGACTTTGATTCTAAAGTACAACAAGCTGGTGCATTAGCAAAAGCAAATATTAATCCAGAAGTATTAGATATGCAATTACAAGATGGTACAAGAGTTGGTGATCATCCAGAAATAATAAAAGGTTTTGCAAAGATTGCTAGTATGATGTCAGAAGATAAAATGGTTGCAACTGAAAGTGAAAGTGTAAATTCAGTTACAGATATTGAATCTGAAATATCAGCTATTACTAATGACACTGATGGACCATATTGGAACAAACAACATCCAGATCACGATAAGATAGTTCAACAAGTTTATACATTAAGAGAGATGCTCAATGCAGATAAACAATCTTAATGATAATGAAATTCGATTAGAAGTATTGCGGTTGGTTAAAGAAACAGGAACAGAGTTACAGAAAAATGATCCCTTGCCAATCGCAGAAAAATATTATAATTGGATAGTAGGTAAGAAAATTCGTAAGACAAGTTCCACGAACCTTACTGACAAGAAGGAATAGACTTCTGGTCTAAAAGACTTTAAATCCAAGAATTGCCTATCATTATTGATGGAGAACTATTCTGTTTTTTATAATAACAATAATGTAAACAGGAGACAAATATGTCATCACAAATAACAACAGCATTTGTAGAGCAGTATTCTGCCAATATACAAATGTTATCACAACAAATGGGTTCTCTATTAAGAGACGCAGTTAGAATAGAATCTATCGTTGGTAAAGATGCTTACTTTGACCAAATTGGAAAAGTAACAGCTCAACTTAAAACGAGTAGACATTCTGATACACCACAAATCGATACACCTCACTCAAGAAGAAGATGTAGCTTGGCAGATTATGAATTTGCTGATTTGATTGATCAACAAGACAAAGTTAGATTACTAATTGATCCAACTTCTTCTTACGCAAAAGCAGCAGCTTATGCAATGGGAAGAGCAATGGATGATGTAATTATTGCAGCAGCACTTGGAACAG